TAGCCAGATCAATGGCTGCTGCTAAACAAACTAAAGCGTCTAACGTATACAATAGAGCATTTACTGCTGCGTATACTGGTGGCGATGGTGTTACTTTATGTAATACTGCTCACCCACTACAAGACGGTAGCACTATGTCTAACCGCTTCACGACAGCTTCTGAACTTTCAGAAACTTCGTTAGAAGACGCGTTGATTGCAATTGCAGGATTTACTGATGATAGAGGCATTCCAGTGGCTCTTCAAGCAAAAAGCTTGCACTTACCAAGACAACTTGTTTTCGTTGCGGAAAGACTAATGGCATCTCCATATAGAGTTGGAACTGCAGACAACGATGTGAACGCAATCGTATCAAAAGGAATGATTCCTGGTGGATACTTCGTAAATCATAGATTTACAAATGCTAAACATTGGTTCTTAAGAACTGATTGCCCTAACGGCATGAAGCACTTCATGAGAACTCCAGTGTCAACTGCAATGGAAGGCGATTTTGAAACAGGTAACGTTCGTTACAAATCAAGAGAAAGATATTCTTTCGGTTGGTCTGATTGGCGTGCGATATATGGATCAAATCCAAGCTAAGTCTAAGGACTTCGGGGGTACTGTAAAAGGTGCCCCCTTTAACAACTCATAGACTGCGAAAGCAGACTGAACAACAAGGAGTAAGACTATGGGAACAACTACTTTTTCGGGACCGATTAAAGCGGGAACGATATCAAATACAACTGGAACAACAGTTGGAACTAATGTTAAAAATATTGGTTTTGTAAAAATGGCACAAAGTGCAAGCTGGAGTCAATCAACTACAGCTGCAGATACTGGAATTGTAATTCCAGCTAATAGCCAAATCACTGAAATCATTGTTAATATTACAACTGCATGTGATGCAGCTAATATTTCTATGGGCACTACATCTGCATCAACTGAATTATTTTCTGCTTTAGCAGCTGGAACAGCAGCTAATGTATTTAAATTTGGAACTGGTGGTACAATTACTGATGGTGATGCTTGGGCTGATATAGGCACAAGTGACTTACCAATTTATATTGACTTTTCTGCTGGAACAAGTGGAGCAGGTTACGTGACGGTTGAATATATTCAAAATATAAACAACGCATAACAAATAATTAGGGGAGTCTTCGGGCTCCCCATTTAAAGGAATTAATATGTTTCAAACAGATTCAAAGGTAACTAATATAGCTACAGGTGCAACAGGTACAAGTGCTACCAGTGATGGTCAAGCAACTAATGCGCATGGGCAAAGATTTTTAGGTCTTAGTTTAACTGCAGGAAGTGATACAGCTACTGCCGTTGTTCAAGATGCTAACTCTGCATCAGGTTCAGTGCTAGCAAGATTATCTGCAGTAGCAAATACAACTGCTTCTTTTACTGCCCCACACGATGGCGTAAAAGCTTCTACAAATTTATTTGTAACAGTAACAGGTACATCATCTAACGCTTTAGTTTACTGGAATTAATATGCCAGAGATTTCCAAATATGATTTGGAGATACAAGAACTTAAAGGTGAAATAAAACTTTTAAGTGAACGTGTTTCTACGATTAAGGATAATCATTTAAAGCATATTGAAGATAAAATTAACAGCATTACAAAAGTAATGTATACAATTGGCTTTATGGTATTAGGTCAATTATTGTGGGTAGTAACTCGCGCACTAATGTAAGGGGGCACTATGGCTACTTCAGGAACATGGAATTGGAGTTTAGACACTGCTGAGATTATACAAGAAGCTTATGAAAGAATAGGTGCAAGTCCTGAAAGCGGTTATGATTTAAAAACAGCAAGACGTTCTTTAAACTTATTACTAACTAAATGGGCTAATGAAGGTGTACATTTATTTCAATTAAACTTTCATACAGCTAACATGACTAAAGATCAAGATTATATTACTTTAAATTCATCTATACATGCAGATGTTTTAGATGGTGTAGTAAGAAATAATGAAACAGCGGGTGAACCTAATGACATTCCAATGGAACGTATTAGTCTTGATGACTATATGTCTATTCCAAATAAATGGACTAAAGGAAAGCCTGTTCAATTTGCATTAGAAAGAAATACACAATACGATTCATCAGGAGCAAGCAGTCATAAAATGTATTTATGGCCTGTGCCAAATCAAACATATTATCAATATGTTGGTTGGACTATTATGTATGCACAAGATATAACTACAAATTATAGTCAAAATGCAGAAATACCAAAAAGATATTTGCCAGCATTAGTAAGTGGTCTATCTGTAGAACTTGCCGTAAAGCAAGCACCTGATAGATTAGCTGCTCTTATTCCTTTGTATGAAAGAGATTGGCAATTAGCCAAAGAAGAAGATAGAGAAAGAGTTAGTTTTATAGTACAGCCACAAGTAAATCATATATAAATAAATGGCACGTTACGCAAAAGGTAAACATGCGGTTCTAATCAGCGATAGATCTGGTTGGAAAATAAAGTACAGAAATGCTCGTACCGAATGGACGGGCGCAAGAGTTTCAAAAGAGGAGTGGGAAGAAAAACAACCACAACTCGATCCCCAAAAATGGTTAAGAAGAGCTGATGGTCAGGGTAATGTTTTATATGACCCCCGTCCTAATAACGATAAAGTTCCTACTACTGCAAGATTAGGTCCTTTATATAGTGCATGGTCAGGTCAAACAGCAATTACCTTAGGTCAAATAAATGTTGGTGTTAGTGAAGATGTACCAGGTTTCGAATTAACAACTTCACAAGGAACTGTTAAACTTACAACTGTTGTTATACCTGGCGGTCTGCCATTAACTTCATCACAAGGAACTGTAACAATCTCTGGAGATGAGATACCAGATGGCATGTATGTCACTGCTACTCGAGGAGATATAACACTTTCATCAATTGAAGTTCCAACAGGATTATATGCGACAGCTACTCAAGGTTCAATTATTATTTCTTCAGCTGAAGATTCAGAAGGATTTGAATTAACTTCATCGCAAGGTAGTGTAGTACTTGATCTAACAGAAGTTCCTGATGGATTATATGCTACAGCCACACAAGGATCTGTAACAATTCCAGGTATAGAAGTACCAGACGGTATGTACGTAACAGCTACCCAAGGAACAGTTAAAATAGCTGGAATAGAAGTACCAGATGGAATGTATGTGACAGCTACTCAGGGAACAGTTACAGCATTAGAAGTAACAACTGTGACAATTAATGCTTCATCCTTGAATATGACAGCAACACGTGGTACAATGGGCGTAACTTCACCAAGTTGGGGTAATTTCACTTGGGGTCACGATACATGGGGGCAATAATATGGGTTTAACATACGTACAATTAAAACAAGCTATTCTTGATTGGACTGAAAATGATTCCACAGAATTTACTACAGCTACGGGCTCTGGTATAGCTCCAATTGATTTATGTATTCAATTAGCAGAACAAAGATTAGTAAGAGAAGCTGATATCACAGCTTATAGAAAAACATATGATATAACTTTAAGTGCTAACAATGGATTTTTTGATATGCCTCAAGACTTATTTGTCACTAGGTATATTAAAATTAAAACGGGCGAATTTTTGATGGAAAAAGATCATACATTTGTTCGTGAGTATACACAAACTATTACAACAGCCGAAAGTGGTGGGCCTTTTTATTATGCGCCTTACGGTGAGGGCACATATTCAGCATCCGATAGAGGCATGCAATGGATATTTTCCCCTAGACCAACCATTGACACGGCGCTAGAAATAGGGTATACTATAATGCCGACAGGATTAGGATCTGGAAATGCGAACTCGTATTTAGGTGACTATGCTCCTGACGTCATTTTATATGGAGCTTTGATTGAAGCAGCACAATTTATGAAGTCACCTCAAGATATATTAGATAGATATAGAGGCCTTTATGATAGAGCATTGCAGACATTCTTAGTCTTCGAACAGGGTCGTGTAAGAAGCGATGAAAATGTAAAAGGTGAAATAGGAACGAGAGGATAATATGGCAGGTGTAACATCAGCAATTGCTACAAGTTTTAAAGTAGAGCTTCTTGAAGGTGATCATGATTTCAATAATGGGGCAGACACATTTAAATGTGCACTGTTTAAAGCGAATGCTTCTATTACAGGAACGTATGATGCTACCACTACTAACTATTCTGTAATGACAGGAAACTCTGATGAGTTACCTGCAACAGGCGGATATAGCACAAATGGAAATACATT